AATAGCTGTCGCCGTCATAATCGACATCGCCATTGTTGCTCATCGGCCGCGCCGTCATCGCCCCGGACGCGCTCTGCGTCGCGAGCATCGCGAAATCGAGCCTGGCCATCTTCTTCGCCAGCTCAGACAGCGTCATCTTCGCCATGCGATCATTCTCCCGGCAATGTCGCAGGCGATGGCGGAAAGCCAGATACCTGAAATTGCGTAGGTTCTTAACGGGCGAACGGCGATAGGGTTCATCAAGCCCGAAAGCGCATCGACGCGAGCGTCGGATGGCGGAAGAGGTGACCGCCTCAATATCCCGCAAAAACCGCAGAAATGCGTGACTTTGTCGAGAGCGCTTGGAGGCGATACCCCGAATTATACCCCTATGCCGTTTTCGCGCTCCGGCGATGCGCGGCCAGTATGGCAGCGGAGGCGAGGGCAGGCGATTCGTCCGTCACACCCTGCGGCCGCTCGATTAACAGTCGAGTGGAAGCGGCAGTTTCCTGCGGGGCTTTCTGACTTATTCGCCGTCTGTTCACGGTAGGGTATCTGCGGCGTGCAGCGATTTGTCATAATGGCTCTGGACCCGAGAATCACCGGCGATTAGCGTCAAGCGCTCGCCCCTCGCTGAGGCACCCCAATGCGCCGTGACCGCCGATCCGACCCGCTCCCTATGCGCCCGAAGGACGAGCCGCCGCCCAGCCGATGGGAGCGGATAGGGGCGGCGCTGGAGATCTTCGGCCTCGGGGTACTGACGCTCGCCGGCCTGACCAGCGCGGCCTGGGGCGCTGTAAAATATTTCGGCATCACCACATAAAGCCTATTGCCTTTTTACACTTTTAGTGTAGATATAGTGCATCGGCGGACGCAATGAGGCGACTGCCGGGTCAGGAGACCCACAATGACCACGACCTTCCGCGCTTGCTATTTCGTCGCCGCCGATGGCCAGAGCGACATCGTCCTCACCTCCGAAGAGCAGGCCCATCTGTCCGACGCAGAAATGATCGAAGCTGCCGTCGCCGAAGCGCAGGCCCATTGCCTGATCGGTGCCGCGCCTCATCAGGTTAGTGAGGCCGATCTGCGTGACGGCCTGGTGATCGGCGATTACGCGATGTGATCTACGCCCGGGCTGGCATGGCCTTGTAGGGTTCTTGCCAGCCTCGAAATGGAGGGGATTATGGCCGAGGACCTTGATTACCGCGAACGGCAAATACGGAAGATGTGGCTGGGTGGAGCGTCGCGAAAGCAAATTTGTACTACGCTCGGCATCAGCGACACCCATCTTAGCGATGTGACGAAACGTCTGAATTTGCCGATCAGGTGGATCAATCCGCGTAATGTCACCGAAGATGAGCAGGTTGTCGCGCTCATCGCTTCGGGAAAAGGTATTCGTGAAATATCAAGGGAGATGAAGGTCGATAGCAAAATCGTCCGTCGTCGCATGAAGAAGCTGGGGGTTGAATCACCCCTTAAGCCGGGCAGTCAATATCAGGACCGTACGCAACTTTATCTGGATGATTGGGAAGCGGGCATGACATATGCCGATGTTGCCAGGAAGTATGGGATTACTCCCGCAAGTGCACGGTCAGCCATCTCGCGCCGCAAAAAGTTGAAAGACAGCCAATGATCACGCTCTTCGCAGCCGCTCTGCGCTACCTCGGACTTTCCCAGCCCGAGGCCAGCGACATGCTTCACATCTCGCTCCAGAGGGTCAAGGATATGTCTGCTGGACGCATGCGCGTTCCGCCAGGAATTTGGGCCGAGCTTTCCACCTTTGCAAAGCGTCGCGATGCCGAAGTCGCAAAGATGCGGACGCACGCGACTAGCTATACCTTGGACGATGCGAATTTCGTGCTGTCTTCTATGGAAGGAGCGCCTGCAGGTTTTCCATGCGCCGACAGCTATGTGACAATGCTGGCGGCTGCCGTTCTGACCAGTGAGCCAAGTGATGCCGGGGCCTGATGGGCAAGCCTCAGATCGGGTCGAGTGCCGGATATGCGGGCGACTTTTCCATTCGATCGGGCACCATGTCCGCAAGGCGCATGATATTAGCGCCAATGAATATCGCGATCGCTTCGGTATTTTGCGCAGCGCCCCGCTGACTAGCGATGCCACGCGGTCGAAGATGTCGGCGGCGATCAGCCGGACAATCGCGTCGGGCGCTCTGGATGCGCATTACGCCACCAATGCCGAGCGCGCGTCGGATGCGGCGGCCGAGGGCAATCGGATAAAGGCCGAGTTGGGCCGCGCTGGACAGCCAGGTACTGATGATGTCACCCGCGCTCGAATCCTTACCAGCACTATCGAGGCGGTCGAAAGCGGCGCAACCATTGCAACAGCAGTCAAGCGATCACCAATCGCTCACACCACCTTCTTCCAGTGGCTGACCGATTTCCCTGAGCTGCGGGAGCGGCTATCGACCGCTAAATCGCGGCAACCGACGTCCATCCCGCGTGACGCCAGCGGCCGGTTCACCGCCTAGCGTCACTGGCGCGGCCTTCTCGGTGGTCATTCATCGTCTCGCGCAGGAATTCAGCAAAGCGGGCACGCCGCTCATCAGCCTGGAGTGGCTCAGGATCGCGAAAACCGCGCATGGGTTCCCGGCGGGCATGACCCAGGGCCGAGGTGAATGCGATCGTCTGCCTGACGCTCAAGGCCCGGCAGATGCCGCAGAAATGGGTATGGAGCATATTCCCGCGCATCGTGGCATCGCCGGTCAGCGGGCCGATCGGACGGCGCAGCTCGCGCCAGAAGCCATAGAAGGACGACCTGCCGCGCCCGGCGATCGCGTACAGCATCGCCAAGATCACCCGGTCGGATAGGCAAGTCTCGACAGGCCCCCTCGCGGCGCGAGCCCGGTCGGCCGCTTCGTCCAGCGCCACCAGCCCCATGAAGAGGATCCGCGCCCGCTGGTCGGGCGTCACGCGACCGGCAGGGGAAGCTGCTCCCCCTGTCGCGCGAATTCGGCGCGCGCAGCCTGGGCGCCGTCCACCGCCTGCCGATATTCGACCGTGCCGTATTTCTCGGCCTCATCGAACGGAAATAGCGACCATTCCTCGGTCGGATAGCACGCGTCATAGATGGCGCGCGCAGCAGCGCGCAGCCGAGGATCGTGTTCCATCGTCATGAAATCCCAGCGATTCGTTGCGCTGGCCATGATGGAACATAAACAGAACAAACGTCAACGGGCGGCGTTGGCTGCTATCGGCCACGCGTCCCACAGCAGGCGACGCTTCCGCTCGCATTCCTCCAGGGCGATATCCCCCTCCCGGATGGCCCGCTCGGCATCGGCGCGGGACATGCTGCCGTCAGGCTGGGTCGTCAGCGGGGCGGGGCGGCACCGACCGTCAGCTGCCGCCGGACGATCCGGCAGGATAGCTGAATAGGGCATCGCGATCGGCCTGCGCCCCCCGCACGCGGTCAGCAGGCAGGCACAGAGCGCGGCCGTCAGGAGTCTGCGCATATCGGGTCACCGTGTCTCTGGAGTGGATGATGATCGGCTGGCGGGCGGCCAGGGTGGATGCATAGGTCTGGGCAGCCGTCGCCAGCCGCTGGGCGAAGCGGGCTTCGTCTGCGAGCCTAGCTTTCTCCGCGTCCGCGATCGTCGCGGACCACGCGGCCCGCTCATTGGTGAGCGTCTGGAGGTGATCCGCCCGGAGGTGGTCGAGTCTCGCCGCCCATAGGCCGAGCGCCAGCACGACCAGCGCAGGCCAGAACCGGCGCAGCAGGGCGAGCGCCGTCACAGCAGGATCGCTTTCGCGCGGGCCAGCCGCTGGCGGCGATCGGCCAAGCCATTAAGTCCGCCATTGATCAGCCGCGTCACCGCTTCGACGTCGTCCCGGTCGGCAGCGGCATTGATCCGGCGGGAGGTCCAATAGGCGCAAGCCACCGCCATGGCGATAGCAGGCTCAGCCGCGCGGTCGGGCTGGCCTTCGAGGTCGACCCCGATCAGCTTGCCGAAGCGCCGGTAATTGTCGCGGCCGGTGACCTGGAGCACGCCTCGGCCACGATACCGATAGCCATCGCCGTCCCGAATATTCCCGAGGTCTCCTCTCCCCTCATAGCGGGTCTGGGCAGCGGTCGCCCCCCATATCTCCACCAACCGGGTGAAGCCCAGCGTCTCATGACCGCCCTGGGCTAGGAAATGCGCCAGGCGCAGGCCACTGTCCAGTATTACGGCGCCCTCCAGCGCACCGACGCCAGCGGCCAGCGGCGCGGCCATGGCGGCGGGCGCCCCAAGCCTTGATAGCAGGGCCGTGAAGGTCACCGGCCCGAAAGCGCCGTCCGCGCGCACGCCGAGGCGGCGCTGCACCAGTGCAACGTCCATTTGCGATATCCTTTGTTGGATACGGGGCCGGATCGCCCCGCTATGTCATGGTGATCCGGCGCATCTCCCTTGGGCGCTGCCGGTACGGGGCCTGCCTATTCTCCCACAGGGCAGGCCCTGATTTCAGCCTTCCGGCTTTTCCTTTTGTGCCGCCATCCCGGCGACCGTCCCCACGATCGTCCGCGCCGCGCCAAGCACGAATTTCATCGCGCCGAAGCCGAGCCAGCCGCTCGAGATCGCTATGGTCAGATAGGCCCACAGCGGCCAGCCGAAATGCTGGGCGGCCGCGCCGCCCAGCGCCCCAAAAGCGGGGAGAAGGGAGATCAGGACCGCGATGTCCCGCCATGTGACGGGCTGCTTTGCCTCGATCTTCTGTCCAATGCGCAGCCACTGCCCCGCCGCAACGGCGAACACGCCGATGCCATAGTGCTGCCAGTCCTTCACAGCGTCACCACTCCTATTCCCAGCCCCGTGATGACAAGCCCGATCGACACCATGAGGCTGGCGGTGCGATGCGTGGCGGTGACAGCCTGGACGAAGGCCATGCCGGTGACGGCCATTCCGGCCGCGATGCAGTCGGTGACGACGTCGAAGGCCTCCCATGTCTCAGGCGTCCGGGAGATGAGCTTGGCCATGTCACCGGCGCAGCCCGACATGAATCCGAAGCCGATCAGCGCCGATCCCACAAAGAGCAGGGACGCAGACCAGGGTGCGGTCATCGCGTCGCGAAGGTCGACATGCAGCCGCTCGATCGTCGCACGGAAGTCGGCCTTGCACTGGACCCGGCCAGCTTCCCGGCAGCGCGCCAGTCGCCAGAGCGCGCGGTGCGCTGGGCCAAGCCATTGCACTGACGCGACACCGAAGCGCGCGCCGGTCAGCATCAGCCACCATATGGCAGCTGTGCTGATGACATGGCCGAGGGCGGTCATGCCGCGCCCATCAGGGCTGCGAGATTGGTATTGTTCATTTGTGATGCTCCCGAATGAGGCCTGTGCTAACGGGGCCGTGATGGGGACTACTACGGTGGTAATTGGATTATGCGTTCAATGATTGGCGAGGGCGGGGCAAAAGCCTTCGCAGAAACACAAAATGCGTTCGGATTTCTTCGAATCCTTCTCGCATCGCTGGTGATCCTCGCGCACACTCCTGAAATTGTAGATGGAAACCGCGGGCGTGAGATATTTTCAATTATTTTTGGAACCACATCAGCAGGCGATTTTGCGGTAAACTGTTTCTTTATTATCAGCGGATATCTTATCAGCAAAAGTTTCTTAAGTAGCACGAGTGTATGGTCATATCTGAATAAGAGAGTTGCTCGGATATATCCCGGTTTTCTAGTAGCATTTTTATTTTGCATTATTTTGGTAGCTCCGCTGGGCGGCGCACCTCTTCCCGGCGATATTATATATATCAGCCGGACTGTAATAGACGCGATCCTCTTGCAGCAGCCTACCGTTGAAGGCGCATTTGCAGGCACCCCGTATCCCGCATTGAACGCGTCAATGTGGACGATCGCCTACGAGTTTCGTTGTTATCTATTAATCATCGCCTTGGGTTTGTCGGGCATCCTGCAGAGGAAATACCTACTCCTCGCTTCGACTTTGCTGTTCGTGCTGTTGGCGACGATCCATCCGCCTCTCCCATATACAGCGTGGCGCACTAGTCCCGATGGGACCACCACCGCGCATTTATATAGTATCGGCGAGATGCGAAACATCCTCGTCGGAAACCTTCGTCAAGACTTCCGTCTGATAGCCATGTTTCTGTCGGGATCCTGCTTCTATGCGTTTCGAGCTGAAGTATCATTCAGTAGAATGAAGATGATTGCATCAGCTGGTTTGCTCATTTCTTGCCTTTTTGTTCAGCCTCTGGTTTTGGTTGGAACAGCGTTGTTTGGCAGTTATTTCATATTTTCCGTAGCGCGGATCAACAGAGGGGTGCTTACCCGCATCAATGCCAAAGAAGATATTTCGTATGGCATTTACCTATATGCGTGGCCGGTTACTAAACTTCTCAATTGGTGGGCGCCAGCATTGCCCCTTGCCGCCATGATCGTTTTGACGTGGCTATTCTCCGCAGCTCTGGGCTGGCTCAGCTGGCGCCATATTGAAAAGCCGATTACTAGATGGGCAAGAGGCAAGGCCGCGGTGCACAGGAAGCCGGTTTCAGTTTAACCGATATGCTCGCCTCCCCAAATCCCATCCATCGGTACGAAAATATTGATGCCATCGGCGTCTATAGATGAGGCTGGGAAGTGATTAGTCGTCAGGCTTATTTCAGTACCAGACGCTACACCTGATGCGAGAGGGATATAGCCCGGCCCCCGCAGAGTAACGATCTGGCCAGGAACTACGCCAGCAACTACGATGGAATTGTTCTCGCGGACCGCCACGCCGCGAACGGCGGCGCTAACGTCGCCGTTCGCCCGAAAGCCGATTTGGCCGCCGGTGGCATAGGTCGTGTCAGCAACGACGATTTGCTGCTCGCCATCGACCGAAACGACGTGGCGCTGCCCCTGCACTGAAATGGTCACGCGGTGATAAAGCCCGGCGACGACCTTGATGGTGGAAGCTGAGGGCGAGCTACCAAGGACAGTGGCTTGGCCAGCGACCACTTTTGACAGCGACGCGGCAAGGCCTTGCTTAGCCACATTGCCGATATCGAACGTGACGATATAGCAATTATTGACGCCTGAATCGTCCTGCGATCGATAGAAAAAGTCCAGCGTCCCGCTTATAACGTCCGCACGTATCGCGAAGTCCACAACGAAAGAGGAATGCGCGAGATTCTTTGCGGCGATACTGCTCTGCACGCCAGGCGTGATATTTCCCGTCTCGATCCGGAAGTTGTCGACTATGCGGGTCCCCGTTGCGCCAAAGCCGTTGCGGATGGCGTATCCACCGCTTTTCGCGAGCGTCGGCAGTCGGATCTCGTCCGTCTCTACGAAGGTCAGCGACTGGCCGTTCGTAGATACCGTAACGGTTCCGTTGGCGATCGCGACGCTAACCGGCGTGTCAACTCCAACAGGAACAAGGCCTGGCGTGTTGAATATCTTAAGGTTGTGCTCCGTGCCGTCGGCATCAACGTACACGATTACGACATTGTTGGCAGTGCCTGATCCGGCCCCAAAGTCGAAACGGTAATGCGAACTGCTTGGCGCATAGCCGACCGCAAAGCCTACGCCAGCGCCGCTTGCCAGATTAACAGTTGCAGACACCCGAGCGGTGACGATGTTCGCCGCGCGGTAAACCAACGAGGCGCCGACCGCCGAGCGCATATCAAGGCGCCCACCGCTGACCTGAGGCTTTGCGTTATTACCGGAGGCGTCGACCCATCCATTCTGACCGCCAAGCTGGCCCGCCGCCTCCGTCGAGAAATCGTCGTAGAAAGACGTGGTGTAGCTGGTCGACCCGCTGTTTTTCACCGCGAGTTCGCGGCTACTCGGCTCAAGCCAAGCGTATTTCAGCCGGCGCCCCGTGTGATTGTTAAACACGCCCGTGCGGGGATCCGTGTCATAGATCAGCGGGACATTGCCCAAAGCATCCATGTCCAACGAATAGTCGGCGACACGCTTCGGCCGGGCGTGGCCGATCGCGGTGCGCCCGTCCATCGGGGAAATGCGCTGCGTGACGTGGACCGTAGCGTTGGACCAATCGGTCAGGCTGTCGGAGAAATACACGCGATTGCTGTCGGTACCTTCCAGGGCCTTGTTGATGAGGTTCGTAATCATCACCCATTTCGACAGAACGGGGTGCCAGAAGACTTCGGGGTTCTCGTCTTGACCCCGGATGCTATCCGGGAGCACCTGCGTACCCGTGCTTGCGAACGGCCCATACGGAGTTGGCCCGGTAGCCAGCCCGACATACCATTCGGTGCCCGCAGAGGGCGTTGCGGAATAGAACAGCCGCCAAACGTCGTCGTCGCTCTGGGGCGCGACCAGGCAGCTCGCGTAGGCATCAAGCGCGTCGAAGCGTCCGGCGGGACCCCGGGTCAACGTCGCACCGACATAGGTGTACGGCCCGTTGATGTTGTCCGCCTTCCAAACATCGGACGTATAGGGCTGGCTGCATACCTGATTGAACGCCACTGCACCCGCAGTTAGCGTGTTGAAATAGTAAAAGCCGTCCGTGTGCTTAAACACAAAGAGATTGTCGCGGCTCGGCCACTTGCCGCTATCGTAGCCGTGGTTGAGGCTGATGCCGGGGACCTCGCCCAGCTTGGTCCACGACAGCCCCTTGTCGGTGCTCCGGGCGTACTGCGGCCGCCACGGACCCCCGGCGTCGGTTGTGGAGCCGTTACCTGCGCCATAGAAGATGTACCACGCGCCGTCGGTGTCTTGGAACCAATAGCCTTCACGCACGCCGCCCGCATCAGACGTACCCGGCGTACCGGGAGACTGGGCGATAACTGCAGACGGGTTGTAGCTGATCAGCGCAGGCTTTTCGACCGAGGACCAGGCGGAATCGGCTATCCAGCCGGTCAGCGACCCGTCGTTCCTGTAAAGCAATCCGTTACCGCTGGGACCAAGAGTTGATGCGGCGAGGGTGGCGGCAGCCGCCAACGCGGTCTTCGCGGCCCCCTTCGCCTCTGCCGCAGCAGCCTCGGTCGCCTCTTGGACGCTATCGAGCTTTGCCTTGTCGCCATCCGTAAGGCCTGGGCCGCGAAGACCGCCGATTGTCGCGTTGATGAAATTCGTCATGCGGTGGTCACTCCGTGCGAGAGGATGAATTTGCCGCTCGACAGGATCTCGTAGACCCCGTCTGCATAGGCGATGCGGATATCGAAATCGAAGGTCGTGTCGTCGCCCGCCTCACCGCTCCGTGGGAGCGGCTGGAGGGCGGCGGGGGTAACCGACGGCGAAAGCGTCAGGCGTCGAAGCTCGTCGCTCTGTCCGGCCGTGCCGCTTGTCAGGGCATCGGCGAAGGGAATCGAGCCTAGACTGAGGTACGCGTCGCCCGGCTGACCGGGGTACAGCCGCAGCTGCATCGCGATCGTCGCGCCCGTGAGCGGTAGCTGCTGCCCCGCATAGTCATAGGTGAGCGTGGGCGCCCACGTCGCATTGCGCGACGCGGTGAACGTCTGTGTTACTGGCATTGGGTGGCTCCGGGTTAGGGCTCTTGTGCGCCGTCTTCGAGCTTCTTCACTCGGGCGGTGACCTGGGTCAGCGCGTCCTGCTGCTGCTGGATCAGCGTCGCCTGCTGGTCGATTGTGTCATTGGCTTGGGCCAGCTGGTCTGACGTCGCCACACCTGCGATAGCCAGCGCCCCGGCCGTTACGGGGCCGAGAATCAGGCGATCGGTCACGAGACCACGAATTCGATAACACACCGCCACGTCATAGGCGGTGCCGGGCGTCACGGAGGTGATTTCCTTGCGCACGACGTCGACCGCCTCAGCCCCGGCCGCGGACCAGTCCGTCGACCCCGTCGGCCGATATTCGAAGATCACCGCCTCAGCGTTCGGATTGGTCGCCGCGCCCGTGATGACGAGGGCGGGGATTGAGGTCCCGCCCGTTGCCAGCGCCGTGCCGACCGCTGCCCAAGCGTCGGCGGCAGGGGGCGCTGTGTCGGGTGGGAGGATCGACAGATCGGGCGTGCGCGGCGGGGTGCCGGTGCGACCCAGCGCGAAGGCGTGCTTGCCAGCGGTCTCGGTGCGACAGGTCAGCGTGACGCCAAGGTCGGAGCCGGAAAGCTCACGGCTGCGGATGATGACCTGCTGACCGATCAAGTTGGCCTCGGGGATGTCGAGCGTGATGCAGTCGCCCGGCCGGTACCCGATCGCATAGACCTTGGCCGGGACCGTGATGCCATCAAGCTCGCGTCCGTTCATCAGCGCATAGACGCCCAGCTGCGCACCCTGATCGGCATCCTGGACCAGCGGAAATTCGATCTCGGTGGGGCGCTTGCCCCCATCGACCGTGACGTAATCGGCGATCGTCAGCGCATCGAGCGGTACGACCTCCCATCCGTGGCTCTCCAGCCGGACGCGAGGGATGACCGTGTTGCGGCGGGTGCGGCGCGAAGAAGAGGAAGGCGCGTCCACGTCGCCCGCGACGTCGGTCGAGGTGATCGTCCCGATCGACACGCGCGGCGCGTTGAAGGTGAACGAGAGCATACCGCCGACGGGAATCGGTTCGCAGCCCCCCGCCTGGCAGATCATCTTGAGCACGTCCCAGGTGTTATCGCTATTGGTCCACACGACACCGCCAGCGCGCCACTTGTTTACGTCGCAGACCGAGGCCCACTCGGCTGCGGCCGCCAGATCAATGCCTGTGATCTTCATCCCGCCGCCCGCGACGAGTTCATCATTCTGAATGCGGCCGAACGCCCAAGTCACCGCATGGCAGGCCGGGTTGTCGTTGTAGACGTAGGTCGCTTCCTGGCCGATCCGGCAGTCGCCGACGCCGCCGGGGATCGAACCGTCCTGACGCATGTCATAGACGAACACACCTTCCATCACCCGGCCGCTCTGCGGCGTGCCGTTGGGATATTTCTTTACCTTTGTGTCGAAGCGGAGCGTCCAGAGGTCAGCCGCAAGTCCCGACAGCTTGGAAGACGCGTCCCAGCCGGGGAACGGCCCGCTAGGCCCCGCCAGCGCGCGAGCCTCGGGGCAATTGCCGACCTGCTCGTCGAGCCACATGTAGCTGTTGAACGCGCCGACCGCCGCGCCTGCCGCGAATGCGACCGCCGCCTTGTCGACCAGGAATGCGCCGAGGCTCTTCACCGGCCCGAGGCTGCGCACCGTGACCCAGCTCTCCCGGTCGTTCTTCGACCCGTAATACTGGCGGTGCACGACGTTGCCGCCGTTCAGCGACCGGCCAATATGGTACGGGATGCCCGCATCCTTATCGATCTTGAACCGGGTGGCGTTGCCGCCAACCGAGCCTTTCGGCGTGACGGCGGCGGCCGCCAGCGAAAGGACACCGCCCACGGCGCCTGCAACGGCACCAACCGAAGTCAGCGTCGCCCCTGTTACGCCGAGAAAAATGCCAGCGCCGCCAATCGCCGCGCCAACGCCTGTCGCGATCAGCGCGGCGCCGCCAACAACCAAAGCTGCAGTTCGGAGAGCTTTTGCTATGATAGCCTCCTTTTGGCGATCGGACCGATTCTATGATCAGTGGCGAAATGGCAGCGGCGGTGCAGGAGCAGGCGCAAGCTCCGGTCGAGCGCAAGGACACGTATGTCGTCGTCGACGGGGCGCGATACCGCGTCACCCGCAAGGGTGATGAGTTTGTCGTCAACAAGAAGGCGACGGTGGTTCGCTACTCGATTGCCGAGAGGGATGCTCAGCGTAAGGCCGTTATCGCTGCGACCGGGTGCAAGCCTATTGACGAATTACCCGGATCGGCAAGGCTTAAGGGCAAACTAGACTGCCAGTCTGACGAATGACCCGCCTACGTCTATCGAATTAGGACGCCCTGAAGCGCGAACCAGCACCCGACCGAGAACAGCGTGATGGAAATTAGCGAGGCCACCAACCCGGCAACGTAGGCAACATTGCCACACCGATTGTGTATTTCTTCGACCCGAGTTGCAGCTTCCCATTCGCCATCTCGTTGGATGCGTTGTGACCGGCGGATTTCTTCGATCGATTGCCGGTAGAAGCGATCTTGCGACATGAACGCGAACACGTGGGCGGCGAGCGCGAGAACCAATCCACCCACGAAGCACGCGAAGGCGGAACGCAGCTCCGCACCGCTGAACAGGCCAGCCGATCCCCCCTTGGTCATGACGTTGCCGACAAAGGTGAAGAGCGCGACCATGGCGCCGCCATTGGCCAGCATCATGGCCCTCATGGCTGCATCGGCGATGGACGCCTGGATTTTCACCCGCTCAGCCGCATCAGCACGTGCTGCGGTATGATCCTGTTCAGCCTCTCGGCGCAGGTCTTCGGATGTCGGCTCGCTCATAGCACTCTCCACGCCGCGACATATTCAACCGGCTGCACGATATCGGCACCGTCCAGATCCTCATGATAGCTGAGCACCCGCCCGTTGCCGACGGCCATCGCCAGCGCGCCGCCGAAGGGGCCTTCGCCGGGGAGCATAATGAGATCACCAGGCAACGCCGCGATTGGCGGAATGCGAAGCAGGCCGAGCCCGTCAAGCACCGATGCCAGGTCATCATGCCCCAGACGCTTGAGGGCGCGCGTCGCTCCGAGCGCGGTGGAATAGCTGCCAGCCTTCGCCAATCCCGGCTTATGCCCCATCTGACGCAGCGCGAAAGCAGCCAGGCGAGCACAGTCGTTCTTGCCATAGGCGAACGGCACGCCACGAAACCGGTCTACCGTCGCCTGGGCGGCGCGCTGGCGGCGAAGCATCTCGGTCATTGCAGCTGCCTCAGCATGTAGTTGGTCAGGCCCGCGCCGCCGCCGGAGCCGGTGGTCACGCCGCTGGGCGGGCTTTCGACGCCCCAATAGGACGTCTTCTCGATGCCGGTCATGTTGGCGAGCCCGGTCTCCCCCGGCCACACCGTCTTATGCCAGCTGTCCGACAGGCGGGCGCCGACCTCCTGATCGTGGAACGGCTCCAGCGCCGAGGCGCATCGCCATTCCACCGTGCGGCTGGCCTTGCCGACCCGGAGACGGGCATAGTCTAGCTCGCCCGCGAACACTTGGATCGGCTCCGGCAGCAGCAGTCCGGTCTGCGGATCGATCACGGCCAGCCAGCCATTCACCGTCCCACCCTGCGCCGTCGCCGCGGACAGGTCGCCCGCCGCCGCCTCGGTGGGCGGGGCGAAGGTCAGCTGCCAGTCGGGTGCCTGATCGCCGACGCCATCCTTGATGTTCGACGCGGCAACTAGGACCCCGAAACGCGGGTCACGGCCAACGAAGCGCTTGGAGCCCCACATCAGTTCATAAGAGCCGACGAGGTGCCAGAGCGGGTCTTGGCCGGGCATAATGACTTCGACAAGCGGCGCGATCGGATAGCGACCGGTGCGGAGCGCCTGCGCGACCTGGGGGGTAAGGCGGAAGCTCATGCCCGTTCCACGATCGAAAAGGTCAGCGGCTTGGTCCGATTCCGCTCGAAGCCCGCCCCCTTGTCGAACCCGACCAGCTGGCCTTCGATATACGGCGCGATAAACTCGCAGACCGACGCGTCGATGGTCAGGGCGCGAAGCATCGGCCAGATCGGGACCGCCGCTTTGCCATCGGCACCCGCGATCACGGCGGCCGCCGTCATATAGACATAGCGCTGACCGCTGTGGACGATGCTGAAGAACTCACCCTGATTGAACGCAGCATATGCCGGGAGCCCCCGGACATTTATCGTACGCCCGCTCTGGCCTGCGCCGTCAATGACGGCCGGGAAGCCGTTGCTCCGCCTGTTGGGCTGTCGGAGACGAATGCGCGCATCGTCGGTGGTCGCCTGAAACAGGGCGGCGATCAGCAGACGACTTTCGGCATCCTGGCGTAGCTGCGTCGTGGCGATGTCGACGGCGAAGCGGTCGCCCACGCGGGGAATGGGCAAGCTCGGGCCGCCCAGCGTGCCCTCCTGAGTGCCGCTGAAATTTAGCGGTCGGATCTGGATGTCCTTGATCCGGGCGAGCGGGATTTCGATGCTCATCGCCAGCGTCCCAATTTGCGCTGGGCGCGGGCGTCACCTTCGGCCTCACTGAGTGCGGCACCGCCAGCGGCACCACGGGTCGAGGCGATGTCGACCCCCTCGGCGACCCAGCCGCGCACCGTCTCGGACAGGACCGCGTCATTGGCATGGATATGGACATGGGTGTCACCACGGCGCCCGTTATCGTTCCCGGCCAGCATCCGGCGCGTCTCGGCCGCCGGATAGATACGGGTCCCGTCCGGCAGGTCGGCGATTTCGCCGCCATTCTCATTGACCCATGTCAGGCCGCCCGACCAGCGCGCGGTGCCCGAGGCATTGCGACCGATCTTGGTGATATCGATCTCGCTCCAGGCGCCGAGATCCGCGCCAGATTGGAGCGCGGACGCGCCGCCGAACAGCTTGCCGATGCTCCCGAAGACCGAACCGAGAGTCGGTAAATCCTTATTGCCGTTGATCAGGTTCTTGATCGGGTTGAGCAGTGCGAGCTTGATGAACTCGTTGCGGATGCTGCTCGTCGCGGCCTTGCCCAGGCTCTCCCAATCCGACCAGGCCTGCGGCGACAGAACGCTGTCGACGAACTCGGCGCCGTAGCCCCGCAGTTCGTTCATCGCCGCCGCCGTTACCTTCAGCTTGGTGTTGATCGCGTCCTGGGCATCGATACCGCGCATTCGCGCATCGATGTCCGCCTGCTCCATGTCCGGGAACTGGCGGCGGATCTCCTGCTGGATGCGCAGCTTGTCCAGTTCGCGCGTGCGAACCTGGTCGCTGACGCCAGCCAGCTCCAATTCGCGCTGCGACAATTCCAGCTGGTCGGCCTGGGCGCGGCTGGCGTCGAGGATGTAGCGCGCCATGGCCTGTGCGTTGGTGGCGCGGGCCTCACCGACGCGTGCGCTGACCAGTGCTGCGCGATCGTCGTCGGTATACTTCTTGTCGTCGGCCTCCTTGTTCGCGGCACGGCGCGCGGCCGCTATCGCCTGCTGGAGGGGCGACTTGCTCAGGTCGAGGATCGAGGCGACCGTCTCGGCCGTCCGCTGCCTGGTCGCCTCCACCGCCGCCGCGCCAGCGCTGCGCGCCTCCTCGGCATGGGCATCGGCAAGCGCCTGGCGGTAGGCAGTGATTGCGCGGGTGATCTCCTCATACGCCTTGGTCTGGCCCTGCGCTTGGGCGACCACCTGCATGGCGATCAACGGGCGCAGCGCAGCCTCGTCAGACAGCGTCTGGTTCAGCTGCGCCGCGGTGATCTTGCCCGACGCGACATTGTCGTTTGCGGCGCGCCGGGCCGCCGTCTCGTCGCGAAGCCCGGCGATCGCCTTGGCGCTGGTGGCGACACCTTCCGACACCTGCAGGTTCAGCTGGCGCCGAACCTGCTCGTCGACCGAGATTCCCTTGCGGGTCGCATCAGTCGCGGCCTTGCGGCGCGCTTCCGCCTCGACACCGGCCGCGCTGCTCTTGAGATAAGCATCGGCGACATCGAGCGCGGCGCGCGCGCTGACCTCCATCGACTCGGCTTCACGCGCCAGCGTCGCCGCATGGCTCGCGCCGCTATTCGCGGCCTGGGTCCGCGCACGGTTGCCCTGGGCCATCGCCTGCGCTTCGACCTGAGCGCGTGTGACGACCTCACCCGATAGTTCGACACGCGCGCGCTCGGCCGCGAGGGCCGCCTTTGCCGCAGGCGACTTAGCGGCCGCGATCTTCGCGTCGATGTCGGCCAGCTGGTTCGCCTTCTCCTGCTTGGGGATGAAGGTGTTGATCGCGTGGGTATAGGCGTCGAGCGTGGTGGTCAGCTGCTGACGCTGCTCGCCGGAAACGTCGGTGTTCAACGCTGCGCGGAGGCGACCGGCATTGGCACGGTACCCGCTCAGCTGGTCGGCACCGGTGAACTGGTCGACTAACTGTTGGCCGCGCGCCTGCGCGGCATTGGCGCGCGCCTGCTCCCCCCGCCGCGCCTCGGCCGTCAGCCGTGTGCGCAAGCCCGCAATTTGTCGGTCGATGTCAGCCTGATAGGCGGCCGTGGTCGTGCCGAGCAGCATCTGGCCGACGGACGGACCCAATGCCCGCTGCTTCTGGAGGTCGGCGATGCGATCTTGTAGCGTCCCGCCGGTGACGGCGCGATCGATCGCCTTGCCCATCCAGGTCCAGGCATTGGACGCGGAATCGGCGATGCCATCCCATGCCCGCTTGAGGAAGTTAGCGTTGTCGGCGGCCCCCTTGAAGGCGGGGCCGAGGGCATCGAGCAGCGCGCGCTGCGCGCCGGTCATGTCGTTCTGCTCGACCAGCTTCTGGATATAGTCGGCGGTCGACTGGTTGATGACGCCGTACCGCGTTGCCAATTCCTCAGCGCCCTTGACCGGATCGGCGAACGCGGCGGCCAGTTGGGATGCGGCCCCCTTGGCGTCCTGGCCGGTGGCAGCTGCAAAATCCTTGGTCAGTGCGGTCAGGCCGACCAGCACGCCCCCGGTTATCTTGCCCGTCTCGACGAACGACAGTTCGATCTCGCGCGCTGACGCCACCGACATGTCACCCGCCTTGGCGGCGGCCTCGGCATTCGCCTCCAGCGCGGCGCCGGACAGACCCAGCATCCGGCCCGAGCCCATCGATGCGGCGTTCATTTTGTCGACCGCCGACGAATAGCTATACCATGCGCTGGCACCAAGCGCGGCGGCGGCGGTTGTCGCACCAAGCGCCAGCCGGGTCGGCGTCAGCAAGTTGCGGACCTTCGTCAGCGCGCCCGCGACACCGCCGTCATCGGACTGCATGACGGTGACGACGTCACCCGCCTGCTGCATGAACGCCCGCATGGGGCTGGCCCCGGCCAGCACCGAATCCATGAAATTGCGCGCCGCCGCTGCACCGACGATGAACTGCATGCGGTTCAGGCCGAGCGAATTGCTATGAGCGTCGAGCGACTTGGCCGCAGCGTTCAAGCGGTCACGCGAAATCGCCAGGGCAGCGGCGTGTTCCTTTTCGCTCAGGTCGCCGCGCGCCAGCAGGTCGGTGTACGTCTCCAGTTCATCGTCATAGCGACGCTGGGCGACGGCAAGCGGATCAAGTAGCGCGCGGATCTTCTGCAACGCGGCGGCCCGCTCATCCTGCAGCTTCAATTCGCGCTCGAAAACCGCCGCCGATTCCCGCGCCGCCCCGCTCGACCGATCGAGGTTGACGGTGGCGAATTGCGCGCCATTGCCCCGCTGCGCATTGGCGGCATCGATCGCCGAGCGGCTGTCCGCCCCCGCCGCCGCCAGCTTCGCCGCATTGGCCTGTTTACGATAGCTGGCGACCTGGCGCTCGGTCAGTGCGTCGGCCGCTTTGTTAGCACGGTCCGCTGCCTGCTCGGCCGCCTCGGCGACGCCAGTCATCGCATCCTGGCCTGCCTTCCGAATCTCGGCGAAGTCGTTCTTTACGTCCGCCTTGCCGTCCGTCTTGAGGAGGAAGCCGGTGCTACGCATGGTCATCGTCGGCCTCCTCGTCATAGGCGTCAGGGTCGGGCGGATTGAGTACGGCCGACTCGATCCGGGGCAGGATCTCGGACAGCATGGCGGTATCGACGCCGCGCGCCGCGCCCATCATCATGATCGCGCCGAAATCCAGCCCGAGCGGACGGGTGGTAAAGCCGTCAGGCGTCGGGATGACAGCGGGCCTGATCTGCGACCCGCTGCCCGCAATCACTTGCCAGACGGCTTCGCCCGCTTCCGTCTGGGCTTCGTGCTCTCGGTAGGGGCACTCGTCACATCGTCCGAGCTTTCCGGCGTCGCAGGAGAGGTGACAGTATCGGTTTCCGGCATCGCCCCCTCCGAAGTGCCATTCGGCGAGGGCGCAAAGCCGTTTTTTTCCGCGTCCAGCTGCGTCCAGGGCAGGACATATTCGCGGTCGGCTGCCTCGAACAGGCGCGGCTCGGCGATGAAGGCCGAGATGGTGCCCGGCTGGACGATGCCGATCTCGTCATTCTCGTCACTCGGCAGCACGACGTCATGCGTCGGCTCGATCACATCGCCCTGATCGTCAACGATCCCGGACCAGCCAAGCAGATTGTAGCGGATAATCGCCGCGGTGAAGGCGTCGCCCGCCCGCTCGATCGCGGTCGGATCGGCGCGCAGCACCTCGGCGACGGCACGGCGCGCGGCGCGCAGCGACAAGGCCGACGGCTGGGGGTTGAATGTGGCGGTGACCGCGGGCTGATCCCCGCGCGCGGCGATCAGCTCCTTGGTCACCGGCTCGGGCTTGGCGAGCGCCCACATCAGGCGTGATCCTCGCCCTGGGCGGCCGGATCGCTGGCGACCGGCGGCTCGGCGTCAACGGAGGTCTCGGGGGGCACGATCCACTCGATGCGGATCGCCCGCTCCTCCGTCACGGTGGCGAACGCATTGCCTTCGCGCACGAGGTTGCCATCCTCGACGACGAAGCGCGTCACGGTGCCCGCCACGGCGTCAGCGCTGATGACGCGGATGATCTCCTCGCCGGTCGCAGCGTCGACCACGCGGATATTGCGCAGAACCTCGTCGGACGTTTCACCCGCCGCGATCGCGGTGACAGCGGCGACCAGCGCCGAGGGGAATTGCTTTGCCATGCTCTGTCTCCTCAGGCGTAGGACGCGACGTCGTTGACGAGCGTCGTGGTCAGCTGGGCGCCGTTGGCACCCGAGGCCTGATAATTGAAGGTCGCCTGGATGCCCTTCGGCCCAGTTACCTGGCGCTTGGGCTTCGGCAAGAAGACGCGGGGGAGCGAGAACAGCAGGCTGCCACCGTCCTGCGTCCAGCCGAAGGAGAGCCCGACGGGTAGCTTCGCGCGCGACTTTGCGAACAGCGTGCCGCGCGGGCCACGCACTGTCAGGGAGCCGCTGGTCATGCCCTTGCCGGGATCAACGCCACCGATCCGACCGTCGGCACGGATCACCTCGACCTTGTCCAAGCCGTTGCTGTACGAAAGGTCGGCCGACACGACGTCCGCCGCGACGCCACCCTCAATCGTAATGTTGCCGACCGCCTGCGCGAAGCGCGGACCGCGCAACAGCGTCGTCACGCCTGCGATCGAGGCGTTGACGGGGTCGGTCTCGCCCTGGGCGATCAGCGACAGCGTGGCGTTGAGCAGGCCCGAGCGGGCCAGGGAAATCTTGAGCGAATTGACCACCGCGCCGTAATTGGTCGACCAGGACGGTTCATCCGGGTTGCCCATCTCGATTGAGGTGGAGGGCAGCGAGGCCGCGCCCGAGGTGAAGACGTGGGTGTATTTGCCGTTGACCGGCCCGGTGGTGGTCGGCGGCCCGAAAGTCTGGCGCAGCCAGAAGCCGATAGCGCGCAGGTCGGCTGGCACGACGATATCGCCGTCGTTGTTGACGACATCGTACACCGGATCAAGACCTTCACGGCCGAAGCCGAGCTGATCGTCTTCAATCAGGCTCTGTTCTTCGCCCATCGAATGGCTGACGAGGGGCAGCTTGAAGAAGTTGGTGGCAGGGGTCAGGCCATACGACGTCTCGGCGACGGCGTTCATGACCATGTTGATGCCGAGCGGACGGCCCATGGACGTTCTCCAGGTGGTGGCGGTGGTGGAAAAGGTCAGCCCAGCGGGCTGTCGGTCGAATAGGAGACGATCAGCGCGAAATCGGCCCAGCCGATGGATTCGGCGCCGGTCTTTTCGATCTCGCCATCGGCGGGCGGCTCGGCGTCGAGATAGATGGCGAGGCCGCCCAGCGTGCGATTGGCCTTCATGGCGATGTCGATCGCGGCGATCATGGTATCGAGGGCGACCTGCGCGGTGACGTTGGGCGTCTCATGCGCGGCCATCTCGATCGGGATGCGATGCTCCCACCAATAGGTCGGCGGGGACAGGTCGACCTCGGGCGTGCCGGGGTCCCCCGAACGGACGATCACCATGCCAAGCGGCGACACGCGGGTCGGCCGCGATTCCTCGACTGACATGCCGCGCACATCCGCACCGGGCAGCGCCTGCGCGATCATGGCCTTGACGGCGGCCAGCACCGCGACGCGCTTGCGCATGCCTATCTCCAGCGGGCGTTGAGGTTCGCCTCGAAGCGCTGTTCGGCCAGCGCGGCGGGGGCGGACATGTCGACCGACTTCGGTTTCTTCACCGACCGGACGAGGCTAAACATGATGACTGCCTGGACCGGGCGGGGGTTGCGGGTGCGCCCCTCACGCTCGCGCTCGGAAGCGTTGCGCCAGCGGCCCGACGCCTTGCGGATGACCAGGCCCTTCAGGACCAGATAGCCGATCGCTTTGTGCCGGATGGACGGCGTCTTGAAGCCCTTGTCGTTGGGGCTGATGAATTGCAGTTTGCGACCGAACTTGCTTTCGACCTCCTCCGGGGTCAGCGCGTTTCCGCTGCGCTTCCGGGGGCAGTCATCGGTCGGCACAGCGAGGAACTGGCGGCCATTTCGGGCAACGATCATCCGACCATTGGCATAGCTGTCGATGATCGCCGCTGCGCCGCGCCCATCTTTCGACGGCTGGGCATAGACCCAGCCGGTGGGATCGAGGCTGACCCGACCCGAGCGATTGGGGTAGGTGACGCCGCGCACGGCATTGGCCAGGCGGTCGCCGAGTCCGGCCGCACGCACCTGGTCACGAAACGCGTTCTTCACCTCGTCGGTGGTGTCGCGCATCGCCGCGGTGATGAACCCCGCGACTTCCTCCTCCAGGCCGCCGAAATCGCGGTCGACATCGGCGCGTTTAAGCGAGGGCCGAAGCATCGCTCGGCTCGGCGCCAATGGACCAGGTGATGCGCTCGATGTCGCTCATCGGCTCGCCGGTCAGTTCGTAGACGTCGCCGCCGACGACTTGCCCGTTCAGGATCAGGCCGCCCAGGACGACGAAATCACCCTGCTCGGGTGCAGGCACCTCGGTGCGGCGCAACTGGATGATCGTGACCGTGGCGACGATCGCGCCGCCACCGACCGGCAACTCCTCATCCTTGCCGCCCAGGATCGCCCGGACGGGAAAAGGGGCGGCTCCCGCCGGGACATAGACCGCTGCCACGGAGCCAGCGGCGGAGAAGAGCGCCCCCAGCCCCGTGGCGAACGGATTGGCCATCAGACAGCCGTCGGCATGAGGATGAGGGTGACGCTCGCGTCACCCGCAGCAGCGGCGACCGATGCGGCGCCGATCAGCTTGTTGCTGCCCGCGGTGGTGGTCACGTTCTTGGCCGCGTCATCCCAATAGAGCTTCTGGCCCTGGGTGATGGCACCGGCCGCCTTGGGAAGCGTGACCTCACCGAAGCGGCGACCGTCGACCGGCTGACCAGCAAGCGCCGCCGCGACTGCGACTGCGAAGATGGTGCCGACGAGAAAGCCCCCGCCCGAGGCGACATTGTAGGGCGCGATGAGGTTGAGGGTCGTACCCTCGGAAACGAAGTTCTTCATGGGGGTGATCCTGTTGCGCGAAAGGGAGGATCACGCGGGCGACTGGTCAGCCGCCCGCGTGGCGGCCGATCAGTTCGCCGTGCCGGGATTCTTGTCGAAGCCGCGGTGGTCGATGACCGCGCCCGCGAAATCGAGGCTGGCCTTGAACTCCACACCGTCGACGGTGAAGCCGATGCGGCTCGACATCTGCACGCCCTCGGCACCGTCGAGATAGCAATATTCGGCGGTGTCGACATGTGCGCTGTCGGCAGCGAGGAACCAGGCCGTGCCGGTCAGCGAGTCGAGGACCGCGTCCACGATCGGCTCGACGGCGGTACGGCCACCGGCGCGGAACTCGTTGATGTCCGAGCCCTTGGCAGGGACATAGTTGGCGCTGGTGCACTGATACGCCGCCTGCTCCTCGCTGGTCGGCACGATCAGATAGCGCGGCGCGAGGTTGAGCTCCTCGTTCTGCAGCCCCTTCTGGAGGCGCATACGACCACGGCCCTTGCCGAGCGCGTCGGTGGTCACATGGGTGCCTGCCGGAGCAAGGTTGCCATGCGAAGCATCGAACAGCGGCTTGGTGTCCGGCATGACGGTGTTGACCAGCAGGCCGTACATGATGCGGTTTTCGAGCCGCGCTGCCGAGCCCGCAAAGCCGGTGACGACGCGGTCGAGCGCGCGCAGGTCGTCGTTGACGATCATCTGGCGGGTGAAGCCGATGATCTTGCCATAGGTCGCCATCTTGTAGCTGACCTTGCCGTCGGATGCGGTGCCATACTTGAACTCGCCGCCTTCACCGACCGGCGACAGGTCGGGCATCGCCGACATCTGGACGACGTCGATCTGCTTGAAGTCCGGCGCGTTGGGCGCACGACGAGCCCAGATCCGATAGGTAGGCTGGTTCTCCTCATAGGATGCGCGCAGGCGGCGGTTGAGCGCACCGCCAACCAGCGACGGGAAGTCCGACGAGGAATGCAGCGAGCGCTCGGCGATTTCGTTCGCCGACAGGTCTCGGACGCTGACACCGCGGGCGGCCAGCAGTTCCTCGGCCATGCGCAGCAGACCCATGCGGCGATAGGCGCGCCCCTGCTCGCTCAGTTGCGCGCCAGGCGAGAAGCGGTGGAACAGCGCATCGCCCATGCCGCGCACCATCGTCTCGCTGGCGTCGCGGGTGACGGTGATGCGGTTCTGGGTCTGCGCGGTGCTGTCGCGCTCGGCGAAGCGGCGACCGATATCGGCCAGCAGCGCGTCGCGGGTCAGCGGCGTCTGCTCATGGCGGCCGATGAGCTCGAACGCGACGTCATCACCCAGACCGGCGTTGGTCACGGCGCTGCGGATCGCCGCGATGTTGACCGGGGCGGGCTGCTGGCGCTGCTGCTCGGTCGTGGTGTTCGGTTCGGTGCGGGTATCGCCATTCGTCTCGACGACAACGGTCGTGTCGGCGGCGGCGGGGGCCGCGCCACGGTTGGCATTGGGGTGGGCGACACCGCCGCCCGGAAGGCTCCGGTTCATATCATCTTCCTCTTGAGTGGTGGCGGGGGCGCCAGCCGGGGGGACAGGGACCTCTGCCGATCGAATCCCGGCATTCGGGTCGGCGGGAACGGGGACCAGACTGACCTCCAGCAATTCCCAGCTGGTGGCCGTCCAGGTGTCGGCGTCTTCGGTGTGCTCGGTCAGCGTCCAGGTGCGGACCGAATAGCCGATCGAAATGCCGGTCAGTTCGCCACGCGAGACCATTCCCTCGGCCGCGCGGCCCGCATCGGTGTCGGCAAAGGCAAGCGTGCCGATCAGCTGTCCGCCCTCGACGCGCGCTGCGACGACGCGGCCGAGCACGGCGCCGATGTCATACTGATTATGCGCGTTGAGGAACGGGCACAGGTTGGACGCGACGCGCCCTAGGTCGACCGCTTCGTCCGAGACGGCGAGCACTTCACTGCCGAACCAGCGGCGAACGGCGGCGCCGGCCGAGAAGACCGCGTCCACCGTCCGGGCGGTCGCGTCATAGCTCGACGCGGTAAACGCCGCCGCGCGGCTGCCCCGCGCGGGCGGTGGCGCGCCGCGCTGCTGGCCCTCGGGCGGATCACCGGCACCGCGCGTCAGCGGGGCGGGCATCGAGGTGTTGCGGCGATCGGTCGGCTTTGCCGGGCGCGGGTCGCGCTGCCCCGGCGCCACCGGCGGGGCCGCCGGGCGCTTCACGTCTTCCATGATGGTCTCCAGGTCAGGCCGCCGCAGCGGCGTCGGTCTGTCCGGCCGAAGCATCGGCCTTGTCGTTGGCGGGGGCGGCGCCCTTCGCGGCCTTGCGCGGATCGCCGTCGAACATGACGTTGTCGCCGAGGTCGGCGAACGCCTCGTCGGCCTGCTTCAGCCCCTCGGCATAGGACATCAGGAACTCGACATAGTCGTAGCCGCGCTCCTCAACGAGTTGCGCGAGCGACACCTTGCCGATCCGTAGGTTGAGCAGGTCCGCCTGAGCGTCCTTATAAGGGTCGACCGAGATGAAGCCGGGCGGCGTGTGCCGCCAGGTCGGCGCAGCTGCCACCATCTGGGCAGCGACTGCTGCTTCGTTGAAGCGCGCCGCGATCGGACGGCAGAGCATGTGGATGACGACGTTCCACTGGATACGCTCCATCCGCCGCCGGAAACCGTGATGCCCCGCACGCCAGGATGAATAATTGACCCGGCTGAAATCGCCGGTCGCATGCTCGTACATAACCCCGGCGGCCGCCGCCGACTGACGCAGGAATTGCGTCGAGACAGCGTCAAAGCCGGTATCGGCGGGCAGCGAGTTGAAGTTGATCGACTCGCCCGGCAGCAACCGGGTGAACAGGCCCGGCTCCATCTTCTGCGTCTGCGGGCCGTAGGTCGGCTTCTGACCGGGCTTGGCGCCGATCTGAACGCTTCCCTCTTCGGTCGAATAGATGACACCGACCATGCAGGCACCGATGCGCTTGCGGACCAGTTCGGCGTCGAAATAGCCCTTCAGGTCCTGCAGCGGGATGATCGCCGGGGCGAGCAGTGGCATGCCGCGATCCTGACCAGGCCGCAGCTTATTGAAGAGGTAGACGAGTTCCTCGGCGGGGACGCGCTCCGATTGCATCGACCAGCTGCGCCACATCGCCGCGTCGCCGGGATGGCGTTCGAGCAGCCATATCGCCACACGGCGGCCCTTGCCGTCATACTCGATGCCGCGATCGATCCAGCCGCCATCAGCAGTGGTGCCGTTCTTCATCACGTCGATGAAATCCGGCTCGATCAGCTGCAGTCGCAGCGGCACGGTGGTGGTGCGGGCATCGAACGCGACACGGCGGAAACGAATGATGGCCGATCCGCTTTCCGCCATGCACTTGACCGCGCTCCACATCAGGCCGTTCAGGTCCTGATCGCCGTCGAAGTCGCAATTCTCGGCGAAGTCGGCCCATAGCTGCTGAGCGCGCTTGAGGTTACGCCCCTTCAATCCGGTCGGCGCGGTAACGATGCCGGTGCCGACGACGTGATCGGCGAAGGTCTCGACGATCTGGAGCGCCCAGCCATTGTTGCGGATCAGGTCGCGCGAACGGTTGCGCACGAGTTCCTCGGCCGCGCCCACCTCAGCGTTCGCGCTGTTGCCGGTCGCCTGCCAGCTGGCGGTGCGGTGATCGCGTCGCGCGGCGTCATAAGCGCGCGAATGTTCGGACAAAGCCCGGCGAGCCGCCAGGCGACGAACCCCGGCCACCGGGTTCCAGGCCGATACGGCGCGGTCGATCCAGTTCACCTCAGAACTCCGCGACGAAGCTGCGCGATTCGGTCGACGGCGCGATATCTGCCTGTGCCATCAGGATGACCTGACGGATTTCGTCGAGCGACCGGTATTTGACCTGGCGGCCATCCGCATAGCGAACCTCCGACACGCCAGTCGCAAGCGCGAGCTTGAGCGCCGCGATATCGTCAGCGGTGAACATGGGGCATCTCCTTTATAGCCAGGAGCCTTCACCGCCGCCGACCCAATCGCCTGCGTCCGGTGAACCCCAAGTCTTCACGTCGTCCGTCCGCTCGGGTGGCGGGGGGATGTAGATCCCGGTGGTTTCGTCCACGGCTTCGTTCAGCCGCATGCCGAAGTGGATGAGGCCCTGCAGCGCCGCATAGGCATAGACCCGGCAGTCGAGAGCCTCGTTGGCCTTGCCCTTGGGGCAGTCCCAGACGGTGAACTTCCTGCCGCTGACGACCTTGGGCACCCGCTTCTCGGCGATCAGCTGCTCGTACCAGGCGAGGTCCCGCTTGGCGTCGAAGTGCATATAGCCGGGGCCGGGCTCATCGGTCTTTTCCAGCCGCGCGCGGATCGTGTCCTTGGCGGCGTTGACCCCGATGCTGACCGGCTTGAACTTGGCCCGTTCGCGATTGCTCGGCTTGACCGTCGGCCAGATGGGCTGGCGGGTGCCGCTGCGCTCGGATGCGCCCTTGATCGCCCAGACCTTGCGGCCGAGGCGGGCTTGCGCGAACCGGTAAACCTCGTTGGTGCGGTGGCCGCCGGAATCAATACAGGCCGCCGACACATTGAACTCGCGGCCATCGGCCCGGCGGAACGTGCGCAGCAACTGCTGGTCGACCCGGTCCCATAGCGCGTCGGTCGAGGTGTCGCCCTCGATGACGACATAGAGCAGCGACCAACTTTCCTCGCCCCGCCCCCAGCCGACGAACTCCAATTCGACCCGGTCATCCTGGGTGTCACCGCCGACAGTGATGATCCCGACGCCGTCGGGCACCTCGCCCGGCCAGGTCTCGGCACGCGCTGACAGCAACTCGGCCAGCAGCACCTTGCCGCCAGCGCGTCGGTGAGGCTTGCCGCGCTGGGTGTTGTCGAACTTCACCCGCTGATCGGGATCGTCCTTCCACAGCAACCATTTGCGCGCCATCTTGGGCGGCGCGTCGCGATCCCAGGGCGAGAATTCCTTGCCAGCAGTGAAACTGGCGTGCTCGTTGTCGACCGGCCACTTGCTGCATTTGAAGCAGCGGGCGCGATAGACCGCCCAGCGCGGACCCTCCCACCATTCCCAGGCGACGTCGACCGGATCGGCCGGGCGGACTTCCTGTGGTGCGCGCCATGCCTCCTCATACACGGCCATGGGGTCTTGATACGTGTCGCAGCACCGAAAGGGCTTGGTCTGGTGCCAGCGTGCGGTCTGAAGCGCGGCACGGCGCTGTGCCTCATTCCATGCACAGCCGCAGGACTCGCAGTGGACCGCCGCCGTCTTATGGTGGTGGGCGACGACATGCCCCTCGGCGTCGTGCTCCTTGTCCCATTCGATGTGCTTGAAGAAGTCCAGGAACTGGCGGTGGCCACAATGCGGGCATTCGACCGATGCCTGTCGCTGGTCGCCCTCCAGATAGCTGTCGTGGATCGCGCTCTCGCCTTCGATCGTCGGCGAACATGCCCGGATCGACTGCGCGCCGACGAACGTCCCCATGCGCTCTTCGGCCAGGCCGACCGCATCACCCTCACGGGTGGGGACATATTTGTCGATCTCGTCGCAGAACACGCGCTTGATCGGGCGCCGCGCCACGTTGTCCGGACTGCCAGCGCCCTCGATCGCGAGGAAGCCGCCGGGGAACGACTTGTAGCGGATCGTCTCGTCGGAGTTGCGCGTCTTCCGGGTGCCGACCAGACGGCGCAGCACCGGCGTCGCCTTGATCAGCGGGGTGATCCGCTCCTTCGAGAACTGCTCGGCAGCATCCTCCTTGGGCTGCAACATGAGCATGGGCGACGGGTCGAGGTGGGCGAAGAAGCCGAACGCATTCTCGATTAGCGCCGTCTTCATCAACTGGGTGCAGACCATCACGGTGATGGTCGCCACGCCCGGCTCGGTAATCGCCAGCATCGGCCCGCGCGCGATTTCGACATCGCCCGTGCGCCATTGCCCGATCGTCGAACCGGCCCCGGCCGCCTTCTTGCGGAAGCGGTCGGCCCAGTCGGGAACGGTGATGTACGGCGGCGGCGTCATGCCGCGCCGCCAGGAAAGCTCTAGGCGTTCAAGCTTCGCTTGCGTCGGAGAAGTCGGCTTCGGGGTCGCCGAGTTCGACGAGCTGCTGGTGGACATGCTCGGTCAGCGCCTCCAGCACCGGCTCGACGGGCACGCCCAGCTTGGCCGCGATCAGCGGCGCGGTGCGCGCGGGCCAGTTCTGCCAGGCATCGCGGAACGCACGCGCCTGCGCGAACAACACCTGCCCGGCAACCTCCAGGTCGACCACGTCGCCCGCTTCCTTGCGGGCAGCGAGCAGGTTCTTTGCGGCGAGCCCGTTCTCCTTGATCTGCTCCGCTTGGGCGGTGCTGACGAAACGGCCATTGAGCACGGCGTCGACGAAATCGTCGTCGCCCAGCTCGATGCCCTCAAGCGGCTGGGCTCCAGCTTTGCCACGATGCCGTTTGGGTGTTTCCACCTTGGCAGCGGGAGTGGAAACACCAGTGGAAACAGTTGCGGTGTTTCCACCCTCGGTTTCCACAGGTGTTTCCACCCGATTTTGCCGCCTCCAGCCTGTTCCGGCGAGCGCCGGATCGATCAGGCCATCGGCTGTAACCGGCAGATTTCCGCGCTTTACGGCCTTGCTAACCAGTGTGTGCGAGCAGCCGTCCAGCTTAGCGAACGCGCGGACCGATACGGGCTCAGCCATAGTGGAAACACCTTTCGGCATTCATAGCTGGGGGCGCCCCGCGCTGTCGCCCCCCGTATTCCACCGGCGCAGGGAGGACCCGCAGCAATCGTGCGTCAACGCGCAACAATGTTGCGTATGGGCGGCCGTGGTGGCGAGGTTGCCGCCCATGATTTGGATACTCGTCAACCGCCGCGGAACACGCTCCACACCGCCTTCGCGATCCGCTCGCCCTCGGCGATCAGCAACTCCGATCGCTTGGACGACAGTGAGGGTCGCTCGACATGATCGGCAAGCGTCTCAAGCTCGTGGGCCAGATGGCGGAGGCGGTCGGCGGGGGAGATCTGGGGCTGAGGCATCAGACCCTCCAGATACGAGAAGGCCCGCAACCACTTGTGGCTACGGGCGCAACTTTTGACCATGGCCAGTTACACACATCTACTGCCCCGCGTCAAGCGGGTCATGGTCCGGCACCAGCGGCCCCCCACACCCGATCCCGAATGATGTCGGCGATGTCGGACAGCTGACGCAACCGGCCTGCTTCGTCGAGAAACTCGGGATCGACAGCAGGGGCCGGGGCGGCAACCATCGCCATCAATGCGACCTCCTCATCGCTGGCCGGGATAACCGGCGTGGGCCGGGGCGGCGCCGGGCGGCGCTCGGTGGTGGCGTAGGGGCGATGCGCTTCGATCAGACGCTCGACGCCCACCTGGAATTCGTCGGCGATGATCTGGCGATGGCGCCCCGAGATGGGGACTACCTTGTCGACATAGCGCGCCTTCCGCCCGCTCCGATCAACGCGGCGCATCTGCTCCTGCTCGATCCACGGCACGACGCGGCTACCGAACCGCGCGATCGCGATTGTCGAGAAGGACTGATCCTCCAGCGCAACAGCGCGCATGGTGGTGAGCGTGTGACCCAGGTGGCGTTCCAGCGCATCGACCAGCGTGCCGCCCGCCAGATCCTCGAGCAGCATGTCGCTGATGCTGAAAGGCAGGCACAGCGGCACGCCACCGCCGCGCCCCTCGTCGTCCAAGGCGCAGCGCGTCGGTGACGCATCCTGCTCCTCATGCGCCTTGCGGTAGTATCGCAGGGCGGCTAGCCCCGCCTCGCTGATACCGTGCGTCTTGGCCAGCTTCTCGAACAGATGCTGGCGGGTATAGGCAGCCTTTCCGACCTGACCCTTTTCGACCTTCCCGCCCTTGCGGACGTAGGCGGCCTTGGCGCGTTGCTCGGGCGTAGGGCCAAGGCTGGGCTCAGCCGGCTGGCGGACATCGATCACATCCCGCTTGCGCGCCGCCGCCAGGGCGGGCGCGAGAGCGTCCTTCAGGGAACGCGGTGCATCGGTGTTGCCGGATGCGGTGGTGATGGTCTGATGCTTCATGTTCGGCCCCGGTACGGTCGCCGCCGGGGGAAATAGCAGCGACCGTGATCCGCATATGCGGCGGGGTCAGGGGGTACGCATAGTTGCCATTTCGTTCCGCTATGCGACGAGTGGCGCATTGACCTCCCACCCTTCGCGCCGGAGCAGCGCTATGGCCGCCTCCACATCGCCAGGAACGGCGAGGCCATCAGCGTACCGGACCAGCCGCCCGGCCGTGACCAGCCGCGCCACCGCTCGGCTGACCGCCGTCTTCGACCCCGCGCTGATCTCCAGCATGATCTCCCGCAGGCTCGGCCCACGGTCATAGGTCAGCCGGAACGCCCGCACGAAGCTAACGATCTTGACGTCGACCCGCACCGCACGCGGGATGGCGCCCGCCGCCGTTCGTCCGTCACGCCCCATATTATCCCCCCTTTGCGGTCAGCTGCCAGTCGATGATGTCGAAGTCGTAATTCAGAGGGTACGCGGGGTCGTTGACCGACCAGCGCCAACGCTTCGGCGAGACGCCGCGCACGACGACCTTGTTACGGAAGCATATGTCGACCGTTTCAAACGGTGGCGGGGTGCCGGTGTTCTTTGGCACCTCACGCCGCCGCCCCATCGAACATGTCATATTGGGGTGCGGCTTCCTGTTCCTGCGTGGCGCGCGCGACGGCCGCAGCGATCCGGGCATTGGCGATCGGCAGATATTCCGCCGTCAGTTCACAACCGACAAAGTTGAAACCCTCGAGCACAGCCGCCTTGCCGGTTGATCCGCTGCCGGTGAACGGGTCGAGCACCAGCCCGCCGGGCGGGGTGATCAGCCGCACCAGCCATCGCATCAGCGCCTCGGGCTTTACGGTCGGATGGGTGTTGCGATACTGCGTGTCTCGGCCGTCGCTGAGGCTGCTGGCCTTGCCGCTCTCACCGTTGCCGGTCTGGAACTGCACGAAAGCCTGAGGCGCGAAGGCGCTGAGCCCCTCATCGCGATCCGTCTTGCTGGCCTTGGCGCAATAGAAGAAGCGCGCCGCCGAACCGGTGTCACCGCGCGCGGCGTGGTCGAGCGCCGGGCGCATGCCGCCGAAGATGCCGTTCGGGGACTGGCGGCATTTGGCATGGCCGCGAAGGTCGCCCTGCTGACCGGGGGCATTAGGAAATGACGCCAGCACATCGGCGCTGCCATCGTGGACAATGTTCGCTGGCCAGCGGCCACGATCGTGCGCAACGAACGGCCCATCCGCCTCATAGTCGGCATAGACGTTCCCACGGCGGGACCGGCCGCCTGTTTTGGTCATCTCCCCAGGATTCACCCGACAAGCGTCGATGCTCAGCAAGCCCGTGCCGAACGCCGCTTCATTCGCCGCGACGCTGCCGATCAGCGGCTTGCGCGCCAGCACGATAGGCTCATGCGCCGGTTTCAGGCATGTGCCCTTGCCATCGCGGTTGCCGCCCTTCGGGAAGCCCGAGCCGTAGATCCACATGATCTGGTCGCGGATCTCGAAACCGGCGTCCTCGATCGCGCAGGCCATGCGGTGATAGGTGCGCGATCCGCCAAATGCCACGAGCCAGCCGCCAGGCTTGAGGACGCGAAGGGCCTCAGCCGCCCATTCGTGGCACCAGTCCTGAAAAAGGCGCATCCGCTGTGCATCTTGAAGGACAGGTTCAGGCACCTTGCACTTGCAAGGTGACCCGCCCTGGCCGACCAGCTTTTTGCACTTGGCGCAACGGCTGCGGTTCGAGCCCAAATAAGACGGCCACGGGATTGCACGATCGCCAATGCCCGGCGACGTAAAGCCGCCGGCGGTTTGCTTCCATGGAGCGTCCCATTCGCGGCCCATGAATTCCAATCCATACGGCGGGTCGGTCACGATTGAGTCGACCGAGCAGCCTTCCATCGCCGCCATCAGCGCGCGGCAGTCGCCGTGAAGCACCTCATAGGTCATGCTGCCTTGGCCTCCGCCGCCTGGTCGTCGTCGCTGATGGGGGCTTCCTGATAGGTAGAGCCGTCAGGCGCGAAACGGGTGCCAATCCCGTGGGTCCGCAGGAAGGTGTTCACGCGCTCGCGCTCATCGTCGGGCAGCGGCGCGGCTTCTCCATCGTCGCTGGCGCGGCGCCCGGCGCGCATGATCGCCTTCGCTCGGCTGATTGCAGCCGCCTCAGGGCTGACCCAGTTGCGCATCCGCTCTTTCAGCTGGTGAATGGTCGGAAACCAATCAAGCTCATCGAGACAGCGGCGGCACGCATGCGCCAGCGCTCGCTCGTCACATCCGACGAGCATCGCCAGATAGGTGTTCAGCTGTAGGCGGCTGCCTGCGTCGCCCTTGTCCTTTTGCGGGAGCGACGAGTCCAGGGACGCCAGCGACTGGCGGATCATCCGTTCTTCGGCGACCCTGACAGTCGCGACCGCATTGGCGATCGGCTCGATCAGGGCGATGGCCGCCGCGGTGAAGGTTGCGGTCGGCTCAAAAGCCAAATCCAGCACGGTCTGCATGCTCGGCGTCAAGGACTGCGCCGAGAAGGCCGCGACTGCGCGGTCGGTCGTTCTGGTGAGGTCGGTTGCCATTGCGGTTCTCGTGCTTTTCGCGGGGGTCGTGGATTGCCGCCCAGCCCTTGGCGGCGGCGTGCTGGACGATCCGGCCAGGTGGCCACTCGTCCGATGTGAATTTCTCGATTTGGCGAAGCTGGTGCTCCAACGCGGTCGGGGTGAGCGCCATCCGCTTCGCCCGCCGATTGGCCAGCAGGTCCGACCAGTGTTGCGGGTTGACCCGTTCCGGGCACGGCCAGCTCGCGGCCTTACGCGTCCTCGCGGGAGTATCCTCACGGGTGGGGGTGGG